AAAATATAACAATACCCCCCCCCTATATTTTTCCCAGTACCCAAGTCGCTTGCACTTTGTTATAAAACCTAATACACTCCGCGAATCCAGTACTTTCAGGTACTTGCGTACAATGCCAAATGTAAAAATTGAGCCTACCAAGGACAAACCTGTCCCCTATGATTTAGGGAGAGAGAAACCTGCGACCGTGCTAGAGAAGATGGCCGTTGCAGCTAATACTGTGGAATTACAGGAGGCGCTAGGTTCTGTCCTAGACCTGCCCAAAGCGGACCTCGACAAAGAGAAGAGTCTCATAGAGGACGCGGTCAAAAAGAAAAAGACCCAGAATTTATCCCAGCCCAATACTGCTTTTGCTGCGGCAGCGTTTTTGCGTACGTATGGTCAACAGTTGGCTATGGATGCGGCTCAGGCGCGTGCGGCTATTACGAATAAACTTATGGAGATCGCTAACTGCGGAGATGCTCGTTACGAGTTGAAAGCCCTTGAGTTACTTGGTAAACATAGCGACATAGGTATATTCACAGAACGTAGTGAGATAACCATAAACTATAAGGACCCTGTTGATCTTGAGAACGAGATTAAGAACAGAGTTAAGCGGTTGCTGAATGCAAACGTGGTAGAGACCGTGCCACTTGCTGAGTCCTTGGATGAGGAGCTGGGTGTGTTCGAAACGCAGCCTAGCCTAGCGGAAGAACTGGAAGATTTATTAGGTGTCCAAGACAACGAGGTTGAGGGGGAAGAGATCGGAGGGGACGAGCTTGAGTAATCAGCCCGACCCGTTTGAAAACATATCCCTGAAGGATATACCGCAGATACTTCCGTTGCTGTCTGTGGCTGAGCAGGAGCAGTTACTAGCCCAGTTATCTCATTTGGAGAAGCTCAAGCACAAGAGTCTTGTGCAGGAGAAGTTCATTGAGTTCGTTAAGTACGTATGGCCGACGTTTATCAGTGGTAGACACCACAAGATTATGGCTTCGGCGTTTGAGCGGGTGGCTAGTGGTGAGTGTAAGCGCCTCATTATTAATATGCCTCCTCGCCATACTAAGTCTGAGTTTGCTAGTTACCTACTACCTGCGTGGTTTTTGGGTAAATTTCCTAATAAAAAGGTTATTCAGACGTCGCACACAGCAGAATTAGCGGTAGGCTTTGGTCGTAAAGTACGTAACTTGGTGGATCAAGAGAACTACCACGAGGTTTTTCCAGATTTAGCCCTGCAAAGCGACTCGAAAGCAGCGGGGCGATGGAACACTAACAAGGGTGGAGACTACTTCGCTATTGGTATCGGCGGTGCGGTGACTGGTAAGGGCGCGGATTTGCTCATTATTGACGACCCGCACTCGGAACAAGAAGCCGCCATGGCGGACACCAACCCAGAAATATACGACAAGGTCTACGAGTGGTACACCTCGGGTCCTAGACAGCGTTTGCAACCGGGTGGAGCCATCGTGATCGTTATGACGCGGTGGTCTTTGCGGGATTTGACGGCCCAAGTACTTAAATCCGCAGCACAAAGAGGCGGAGAAGAGTGGGAAGTTATTGAGTTTCCTGCTATTTTACCATCAGGCAACCCGTTGTGGCCTGAATTTTGGCCTCCATCGGAACTTGCGGCGCTTAAAGAAGAACTGCCTAACGGCAAGTGGATGGCGCAGTACCAGCAGCAGCCCACATCAGAAGCCTCAGCGATAATTAAGCGTGAGTGGTGGAACGAGTGGGAGAAGGACGACCCGCCAGCCTGTGAATTCTTGCTTCAGTCATGGGATACGGCGTTCGAGGCTAACAACCGTGCTGACTATTCGGCATGTACGACGTGGGGAGTCTTTTTTAACGAAGAAACTAACGCGTATAATCTGATATTGATAAATGCGTACAAGGACAGGCTAGAATTTCCGGCTTTGAAGCGCCTTGTTCTGGAGCAGTACGACGAGTATGAGCCTGATTCGCTAATTGTGGAGAAAAAAGCCTCGGGAGCGCCGCTTATTTACGAGCTGCGCGCTATGGGGGTCCCAGTGCAGGAATATACCCCTGTGCGAGGTACCACTAACAACCCGAACAACAAGATGGCCCGTCTAAACTCGGTGTCAGATATGTTTGCTTCGGGAATAGTTTGGGCACCGCAAAAGCGTTGGGCGGAAGAAGTGATTGACGAGGTTGCGAGTTTTCCTGCGGGGGAACATGATGACTACGTGGACTCCACTATTATGGCGTTGATGCGGTTTAGGCAAGGCGGGTTCTTAAGACTACCCAGTGATGAGGTGGAGGATGACCCTTCTTATAGGAATCGTAGAACGGGGTACTATTAATGGATATTAAGTTAAACGAACGACAAGAAGTTGTGGCTAAACGGCAAAGTATTTGCGCTGACTGCCCAGAACTAATAAAGAAAATACAAATATGCAAGCAGTGTGGCTGTTTTATGCCCGCTAAGGTTTGGCTAATGGACGCATGGTGCCCCCTGAAAAAGTGGGACAAAGAGGAATTATAAGATGGCTATTGAAAAAGGTTTGTACGGAATGCCTGAAGGCATTGACGAGGAGTTGACGGGTGAGCCTGATACGGTCATCGAAATGGCTATTGCTACCGACGAAGACATGCCTGTGATGGTAGAGCTTGAGGATGGTAGCGTTGAGATCAGTTTCGGAGAAGAGGTTGAAGAGGCTGACATGGCGCCGTTTGACGCAAACCTAGCCGAGTACTTGGACGACAAGCAACTACAAGAAGTTTCTAGCGATCTTTGTGAGGCCATTGATGGGGATACGTCAGCCCGTAGAGATTGGGCAGACAGCTACGTGCGAGGTCTTGATGTACTAGGATTTAAATACGAGGAGCGAGTCGAGCCTTGGGAAAACGCCTGTGGCGTATATAGCAACATTTTGGCGGAAGCCGCTATCCGTTTCCAAGCGGAAGCTATGAGCGAGACATTTCCTGCTGCTGGCCCCGTTAAGACTAAGATTCTTGGGGAACCTACCCAAGAGAAAGAAGACGCAGCTATGCGCGTCAAAATGGATATGAACTACGAATTAACTGAGGTTATGGTAGAATACCGCCCTGAACATGAGCGGTTATTGTATTCCCTCGGTTTGGCTGGTTCTGCGTTTAAAAAGGTGTACTTTGACCCCAGTTTGGGACGTCAGGTAGCCCTATATATCCCCGCTGAAGATGTAATTGTCCCATACGGTGCATCAAACATTGAATCTGCCGAGCGTGTTACGCACGTAATGCGCAAGACAAAAAATGAGATGGTTAAGCTGCAAGCCGCTGGCTTCTACCGAGATGTAGATTTAGGCGACCCAGTTTCGTTTTTTACAGATATTGAAGAGGCGAAAGCCGAGCAATCGGGGATTTCGTTAACTTCAGACGACCGTTACACCATACTAGAAGTCCATGCTGACCTAGTTATTGACGGTGTAGATGGTGAAGACGAGGAAGACGACTTCCAAGTCGCAAAGCCTTATGTAGTAACGCTTGAGAAGGGTACAGGTGAAGTTTTGGCGATACGCCGCAATTGGAACCCTGACGATCCTTTGACACTAAAGCGTCAACATTTCGTACATTATGCCTACGTACCCGGATTTGGATTTTATGGACTCGGACTTATTCACATTATTGGGGGTTATGCTAAAGCTGGCACTAGTATTATCCGTCAGCTCGTTGACGCTGGAACCCTATCCAATCTCCCCGGTGGTCTCAAATCTAGGGGACTACGAGTTAAAGGCGACGACACACCGATTGGTCCGGGCGAATTCCGTGATGTAGACGTACCATCTGGCAGCATCCGCGATAATATTATGCCGCTGCCATACAAAGAACCTTCTCAGACGTTGCTAGCATTATTGCAGCAGATCACCGAAGAAGGCCGACGTTTAGGCGCTATTTCAGACATGAACATATCCGACATGAGTGCAAATGCACCTGTTGGAACAACACTCGCTCTTTTAGAACGTACCCTTAAGCCAATGGCTGCGGTGCAATCTAGGGTGCACTATTCAATGAAGCAGGAGTTTAAGCTCCTGAGAAGAATCATTGCTGAGTATGCGCCTGAAGAGTATATGTACGTGCCTGATCGTGGTGAACCTCGAGCGCGACGCGCCGACTACGCCATGGTGGAAGTAATTCCCGTTAGTGATCCCAACAGCAGCACAATGGCCCAGCGAGTGGTCCAGTACCAAACCGTGTTGCAAATGGCGCAGGCCACCCCACAAATCTACGACCTCCCACAGCTTCATCGTCAAATGATTGAAGTTTTGGGTATTAAGAACGCCGACAAGCTTGTTCCAATAGAGGACGATATGCGGCCTACTGACCCAGTCAGTGAAAACATGGATGCTCTTGTGGGTAACCCCGTTAAAGCGTTTATGTATCAAGACCATCAGGCTCATATAGCTACTCACCAAGCTTTCATGCAAGACCCAATGATTATGCAAACTATTGGGCAAAACCCGATGGCAAACCAGATTATGGCGTCTTTACAGGCTCACATTGCCGAGCATACAGCTTTCTTGTACCGCAAGCAGATCGAAGAGCGTATCGGTGCACCTTTACCGGCGCCAAACGAAGAAATGCCAAGAGACTTAGAAGTACAGCTTGCTCAGCTACAATCTAAGGCGGCTATCCAGCTTACTCAAACACATCAACAGCAAGCTGCTCAACAACAAGCGCAGCAACAAGCTCAAGACCCGCTTATTCAGATGCAGCAAATGGAGCTACAGTTGAAACAAGGTGAGCTACAGAGAAAAGCCCAAAAAGATCAAGCAGATAGCGCGCTTGATGCCGCTAGGTTGGAGCTTGACGCCAAAAAGGCTGAGGCATCCTCAACTATTGAAGCAACTCGCATAGCCTCTCAAACAGATGCAGCTAACGCTAGACAGGACTTAGACGAGGCTAAAGCGATACTAGATATGGCTAGAGCACAACAAAGAAAACCACAAGGAGAAAACCGATGAGAAAATACAGCCCTATAGAAAGGCAGATACTGATAGAGGTAGAAGCAAGACTAGACAGGATTGAATACGAGACTCGGCAAGAACTTGATATGGATGAAAAAGCTATTATGGATTTAATGAGTCGCGTAGATGACTTAGAAAGCGAATTATATGAACTGAAAACTGAGAACGAATAATGGCTAAGAAAACAGGTATTAGTTCTGCCGAGGCTATACGCCTAAACCGTACTACAAAAGGTACGAGCATTGGCAACGGCGCTTTTAAAATAAATTCTATGAACAAGCACAAACGCCGCAGTTTTAAAGAATATAGAGGGCAGGGAAGATAATGGCTAAAACCGTCTTTGACGTGCTAAATGAAAAATTAACGGAGCTTAAAGGCTCCAGCGAAGATTTCCTGAAAAGCGGCGGAGCTAAAGACTTTGCTGAATATCGGGAGGTATGTGGCGTGATTCGGGGTCTAAACGCTGCATTAAGAGAAGTAGGTGACCTTTCGCGTAACTATATGGACGATAACGATGACTGAAACTATAACGGTTAGCGGGGTGGGAGCTGAAGCTTCAGTAGCCCCAGCAATGACTGCATTGGAAAAGAAAAGGCAAAAGAAAATAGCCGAAGACATCAAAACCCAAGAGGAGTTAGAAGCCTCGATCCCAAAACCGGTGGGGTACAGGGTTCTTATTGCCCTTCCTAACGTGGAGGAAACCTTTGGGGACAGCGGTCTTGTTAAGGCTAGCTCAACAGTCAGAGAGGAATACATCCTGTCTACTGTGGGTGTTGTGTTGGATATGGGCGCAGAAGCCTATAGCGACAAAGAAAGATTCCCTACTGGGCCTTGGTGCAAAGTAGGCGACTACGTGATGTTCCGTGCCAATACTGGTACACGCTTTAAAGTTGGAAAGCAGGAATATCGTTTAATGAACGACGACTCGATTGAGGCTGTCGTTGACGATCCGCGAGCGGTTTCGCGTGCATAAGGAATAAACCATGCCTAGACAACAAGTAGAGTTTGAATTTCCAGACCCCGATAAGGAAGAAGCAGCAGCCGCAGAGATAGAGGTGGATGTTGCTGAAGACGATGCGCCTCTTGAAGTAGAAGGTGCTGTCGGTCGGGAAAATATGAAGAAGCCCGGCAAAGACACCATCAAAGCGGGCGATTTAGAGATTGAGGTAGAGGACGATACTCCCCCAGAAGATCGGGGCCGTAAACCGTCTGAGCCACCTAAAGAAGTAACCGACGACGAGCTAGAAAACTACTCCGAGAAGGTGAAAAGCAGAATTAAGCACTTTAGTAAGGGCTATCATGACGAGCGTAGAGCTAAAGAAGCTGCTTTAAGGGAACGAGAAGCCCTAGAAGCGTACGCTAAACAGTTGGTTGAAGAAAACCAAAGGTTGACTGGCACGGTATCTAAAAGCCAAAGCGCACTACTGGAACAAGCAAAGAAATCAGTTGCGGCGGAGCTTGAAACCGCCAAACGGCGCTATAAAGAAGCTTACGAATCAGGTGATTCCGACGCTATTGTTGAAGCCCAAGACGCTATAGCAACTGCACGAATACGGGCAGACAAAGTAGCTAACTTTAAACCCGCTCCTTTACAAACAAAAGAAACTACTGTAAAAGTCCCTCAACAACCTATTGAAACACAAGCAGTTCGTGATGAACGCGCCGTTTCTTGGGCAGAAGAGAACCCTTGGTTTGGGTCCGATGACGAAATGACAGCTTTTGCATTGGGGCTAGACTCAAAGTTAAAAAAGAGCGGGGTTGACCCGCAATCAGACGAATACTACGAGAAAATTAACTCTCGTATGCGACAAGTATTCCCCGATCAGTTTGATGATGGGATAGAGGACGAACCAGCTAGTACTCAAAGAAAATCTAGCAATGTGGTTGCTCCCGCTACGCGGAGCACAGGACCTAAGAAAATTAGGTTAACGCAATCACAAATAGCTATTGCGAAAAAACTTGGAGTACCACTGGAAACTTACGCCAAACAGGCTGCTGAATTAATGAGGAAACAATAATGAGTCAGAATAGACTAGATAGAGAACTTGAGACCCGTTCTAAGACAGTCCGTAAAAAGGCTTGGACGCGACCCACAGTGTTGCCTGATCCAACTCCTGAAGACGGCTATACTTACCACTGGGTTCGTATTTCAACTAACGGTCAATCTGACGCTACTAACGTCTCCTCTAAGATACGTGAAGGCTGGGAACCGGTACGCGCACAAGATCACCCCGAGATATTTACCGATGTCGTCTCTGATGAGCGGTTTAAGGATAACGTCATCGTTGGTGGTTTGATGCTATGTAAGGCCCCAGTAGAACTTGTCCAAGAGCGAAACGATTTCTATAAGCAACAAGCGGAATCGCAAATTCACTCTGTGGACAATAACTTGATGCGCGAGAATGACCCTCGTATGCCTCTGTTTCATGACAGAAAATCGAAGGTTACTTTCGGCTCTGGAAATTAAATTTAGGAGTTAAAAAATGGCTTATCCAACAGTCAGTGCTCCCTACGGCTTTAAGCCAATCAACCGTATCGACGGTATGCCTTACGCTGGTGCTACTCGCCTTATTCCTATTGCGGGTACATACAACGTGGCTATCTATGCGGGCGATTTGGTTCAAGTCGTAGCGGCGGGCACATGTGAGAAGTTCACTGGCACCACTACTGGTGGTACTGTGGGCGTTTGTGTTGGCGTTCAATACGTCAATTCCCTGAGTCAGTTCACACCTGCTCAATACTACCCCGGCACTAGCGTTACTAACGCTTACGCTATCGTTGTTGACGATCCTATGGCTGCATTCCAAGTTGTTTCAACTAATGGAAGCAGTGCCGTCACTGCGGCAGCTCGTGCTGTTGTGGGTGCAAACCTGTCCGTAGTTCAAGGTACAGGCGACGCAACTACTGGTGACTCTGGTCAATCGGTTCTAGGTTCTTCAGCAGCAGCTACTGCTACTCTGCCTATCCGAGTGATTGACGTTGTTGCCGAAACTGCAACTGGCGCTGATGCTTTTGTTGAGTTGATTGTTAAACTCAATACACATCAGTATAACAACACTACTGGCGTGTAAGGAGGCTGACTAATGGCTATTTCAAGAGCGCAACTCCTTAAGGAGCTATTACCGGGTCTAAACGCCCTTTTTGGTCTCGAATACGCTAAGTATGGTGATGAGGCTGCTGAAATCTTCGAAACTGAGTCTTCTGACCGTTCTTTCGAAGAAGAAACTAAACTGTCTGGATTTAGCGCTGCACCTGTTAAGGGTGAAGGTTCTGCTATTTCTTATGACAACGCACAAGAAGCGTGGACTGCTCGTTACACTCACGAGACAGTTGCAATGGGCTTCTCGTTAACTGAAGAAGCAATCGAAGATAACCTCTACGATTCACTCTCTTCACGTTACACGAAGGCTCTCGCACGTGCGATGGCGTACACTAAGCAAGTTAAGGGTGCTGCCATCCTCAACAACGCTTTCTCCGGCACTACTTATGGTGACGGTAAGACTTTGTGTGCGACTGACCACCCACTCGTTTCTGGTGGCACTAACTCAAACCGTCCTGCTGTTGCAGCCGATCTTAACGAAACTTCACTTGAAGCTGCCGTTATCCAGATCGCTGGTTGGACTGATGAGCGTGGTCTCCTTATCGCTGCTAAGCCCTCTAAGCTGGTTATCCCACCTGCGCTGCAATTCGTTGCAACACGTTTGTTGGATACAGAGCTTCGTGTGTCTACAGCCGATAACGACATCAACGCAATCCGCAACAATGGTTCAATCCCCGGTGGTTACACAGTAAATAACTACCTGACTGATACCAATGCGTGGTTCTTGATGACTGACGTACCTAACGGCCTGAAGCACTTTGTCCGCTCACCTATGCAAACTAGCATGGACGCAGACTTTGACACAGGCAACAGCCGATATAAGGCTCGTGAGCGATACAGCTTCGGCGTATCTGACCCACTGGGCATCTTCGGTTCACCCGGCGCTTCATAAGAAGCCAAAAGGTGTTAAGATTGGGGGCTTCGGCCCCCTTTCTTTTGTGTGGTAAAAAGTAGATATGCCTAGAGAAGAAAAGAAAACGTCAAGAGAACCACAAAAATCTAGAATATGCACTTCTTGCAATAAAACTAGATTGTTGTCCCAGTTCGAGCACTTCAAAGAAGGTTTTGTTCGTGGTGTGTGTCAGCCGTGCGTTACAGCGCAAAAAGCAAGAAAAACCTCTGCCACCCCTGAGTCGTACCTCCGAGTATTAAATAATCAATTAAAATCCCAACGCCTTAAACAAGGCGTAGAATACGCGCTAACCACGGAAGATGTTATTGACCTGTGGGAAATACAAGACGGCAAATGTGCGTTATCTGGCGTACTCATGACTCATCAAAGAGATGGCACCTATGGCGATAAGAAGAAAAAAGAATTTAACGCCTCAATAGACCGTATAAACCCTCAAGGCCCTTACGTACGAGAAAACGTACAGCTACTTGCTGCTAGGGTGAATACTATGAAACACACGCTTGGCGAAGAGATGTTCATGTGGTGGATAAGAAACATTTACGAGACCCGAATTAAGTGATACTGTAAAACTGTTTTATCTCCCTTGAAGAGTCTTAGCCCACCCCCCACAGGTGGGCTTTTTTTGTTTAAGTATTGTGTACTTATATCCGAAATGGTATATAGTAACTGTACCGGGGTCATCCGGTGTATCTGACAGTCCCGGCTGACGACATGCAGACAGATGCACCCCAAAATTAACTCGCATGTGAGGATTCTCAAAATGGCGAATACTACCTTTACAGGCCCAGTCATCTCGACTAATGGTTTTCAAACTGCCGATGGCAATATCACTGCTACTGGCACAGCTAATGTAATTGTTATCCCTACTTCTGATCCGGGTGTTGCAGGCGCTATCTGGAACAATGCTGGTACTCTAGCTGTCTCGGCA